TATATCTATCATAAAATTTTTTAATTACCAAAAATAAGTTCTTTTCTTTTACAGACCATCCACGAACATTGAACAATTCAGTTAACTTTTTATTTAATTTTATTGATTCATCCATTCTTTTATAGAGAATATAGAGAATATAGAGAATATAGAGAATATAGAGAATATAGAGAATTATTCTCTAATAGAGTCTAATAGAGTCTAATAGAGTCTAATAGAGTCTAATAGATTATTTGTAAAACTGAATAAAATTATCGATTGATCCAAAAAAGAAATTGAATGCTATTTTTAGCTTTGAATCATTTGCACATGCTTTTTCAATTAAATTTCTGTTATGTAAAGTATTAGTAGTATTTAGAGTATTTAGAGTATTTTTAACGAACCAGCATACATTATTTAAAGTGTACATTCCATTGCCATTTGGTTTACGAACTTTACTAAATGTTTTCATCTTTTTAATATTATTTTGACACATTATTTTCTGAGATGTGTCACTATTCTTTATGAGTAATAATTTCTCTTGTCCTGTTGGCATTATAATTTCTGTCGTGTCTGCCTTTTGTTCTTGCTTTTCTACTATTGGCTCTTCTACTATTGGCTCTTCTATTATTGACTCTTCTATTATTGGTTCTTTAGTCTTTAATTTTAATTTAATCTTTGTTGATGCATTAGTAGCAGTATCTTCAGAAGAAGTATTTGTGTTCGAGACTTGGTGTATCTTCAATTTTATTTTATTAATACATGGAATAACTGCTTGCGTTGTTTGTTTTTCTGAGTGTTTTGTTTCTTGCCTTGGTTGCTTTGCTGGCTTTTCTGGTTTTGTTGATTTTATTCCTTGCTTTGTTGAGTCATTTGCCATTAAATACCATGCACCTTGAAGAAAAGAATCGCCAAGATCATCTTTTTTCTTAAAATCATTGAAATAATTAAGCCATTTTTGATTATACCGCAACAAATATATTGTATAATGCTTGGAATAAAATTTATTAACAGCATATGGTGTTTTTAATTTACACTCAATATATGGACCATCATATACAGTTAATTTATTTTTTGAACTAACAAATCGAACTTTCATTCTATGACCTTCTGTAATTATGTATTTCATTATAAAGTAATTCATAACAATAATTGATACATCTTTCATCTTTGTATTTACAACAGAACCTCCTCCAACTTGTTTAAACAAACCAGTTTTTGACGGTCTTACTTTTAAATGAGGTTGGTACTCTAATATGATTTCATCACAATCATTAAAATCAATCTCATTTAGTTTTTTTATAATTGTTGTTGCCAATTCGCATATATCTAATTTTGCTATAACATCTGTTGTAGATGTTCTACAGTCTATCAATCTCCAATCATGAATTGTAAAATTATTTTTTTGAAGTTGTGAATTATAGGACATTTTACAAAATGCCAAATTTTTAATTCCAATATCAAAACTCGCAATAATCATAATAACTAAAAAATACTGCCAATGATATATATAAATAAAACTATACTTATATTATATGTTTAAACTAAAAGAATATCTGTAAATTACATGAATTATAATCTTGAACAATTATCAAGAGCAGAACCAATTTATGGTTCTTATGGCTCATACCAATATTCACAAAATAATTACTACTATAGTAATAATATTAATAGTATCAATAGTATTAATAGTAATTACAACAATAATAATAATTACAACAATAATAGTCAAAGTAAATTTGACAAAATAATATGTCTAAACTGTGGAAAGAGAGGACATATACAGAAAAGATGCAAATTTCCTAAGAACAGTTATGGAATCATATTATATAAATATGATATTATTGGAAATTTATCAACTATAGGTTCTCTTTTACCAGCAAATAGTGGAACAGCAATTAAATTCTTACTAATACAAAGAAAATTTAGTTATAGTTTAGATAGTTTAATTTCAGCTAAATATTTTAGAAATGCAAATCAAACATTAAGTGAGCCACATTTATATGAAATAATAAAACTTATGCCATATAATGAGAGATATCTTGTAAAGACTAACAATTTTGATTATTTATGGGATATGGTTTGGTGTTGGAATGATAAAGATTTACCTTTAAATAAAGAGAGATATTATGATTGTAAAGAGAAATATCAAATATTTTCTCAGAATTATATGCATTTACTAGACACTATTCCTATAGTATTTTTTGAACCAGATTGGGAATTTCCAAAAGGAAGACGTGTATTTGGCGAAACAGATATTGATTGTGCAATAAGAGAATTTTCAGAAGAAACAGATATTAAGTTATCTGTCGAAGATGTTTGTCCATATATTTTTAAAGAGAAATTTTTTGGAACAAATAACAACGAATATTGTAATAATTACTTTATTTCTGATTACACGTCACATAGTAAAAAGAATGATTTTATTTATTATGATAGTTACAATAAAACACTATCATCTGAAATAAGAAAAATAGGCTGGTTTACAGTCGAACAAACTGTTGAAAAAATAAAGCATCATTTACATAAATTAACATTACTTAAAGTTATATTGAATGAAATAGCAGAAGGTTTAAGTTCAGAAATATGAATAAGAGATAAATTGCATAATCAATATATTATTTATGTATGAGTAAGGTAAAAAAAGTTAATAAGATCTCGTACATAAAAGATTCTGTACCATCTACACCTATTAGTGAATATAATAGTGATTCAGATGACGATATATATAAATTAGATATTACTAAGACTAATAAGACTACTACTAAGACTATTAAAGTAGAAACACCTATTTATGTTAATAATATTAATAATATTAATAATATTGGTGCTCCTACAGAAACACCTAAATGCAAAGAAACACCTAAATGCAAAGAAACACCTAAATGCAAAGAAATACCCATTCATGTTAATAATATTAATCATATTGGTGCTCCTATAGAAACACCTAAATGCAAAGAAATACCCATTCATGTTAATAATATTAATCATATTAGTGCTCCTATAGAAACACCTAAATCCAAAGAAACACCTATTAAAATAAAAATAAAAGAAGAATATAAGTTTTTAACACCAAAGGCTGGTAAAAAACCAACTAAAATAATAAAAAAAGGTATTGTTCCTAAACATCTTATTAAAGATGAAACACCTAAAGAAAAAACACCTAAAGAAGAAACACCTAAAGATGAAATACCTAAAGAAGAAATACCCAAAAATAAGGGAACACCTAAAGATATTTTAATTGATATAGATGTCGACTCATCTGTTAATAAATTTAACAGTCTTGTAACAGATAAAAAAGACTCCAATGACTCTAGTGATAATGACTCTAGTGATAATGACTCTAGTGATAATGACTCTAGTGATAATGAAAATGTTGAGAATAATGAAAGTGTTGAAGCATTCATAAAAAACATAAAAAGAGAAATTATTGAAGATTTAAGCTTTCCAATAGTAGGTAAAAAAAAGAATAGTGATATTATAACTAAAAAATTACATGAAGTATCATCAATATCTATTATTGATATTCTTGAAAATCATAGAATGTTATTACATGATAATATAAATATGTTATTAGTAGATAGATTAGCAAATGTAACAAAGAATTATCAATTAAAATCATCAAAAGAGTTAGACAGATTTTCGGATTCGAGTAAAAAATTCATTAAAAATGTCATTGATAATCAAGTGTCTGGTAAAGTTTATAAACCATTTAATCCGTTACTTTATACTATTCCTGATGAATTTCAGCTTAATTTTCAATTTTCAAGAGCTCAATGGAAAACATTTTTGAACAGAAATATAAAAAAAGCAGATGTAGAGCTATTCAATTATATTTCAAAAAAGAATCTCCAAGAAGCTCAAATGGTCTCAATAGAATTTATATCGACACAATCTTATAGAAGACTAATATTCCTGTTATATGAATATTATATATCGTATCATTATAAGATAAATATTAGCATATTGTATGATATTTATGAGTTTCACAAATTTGTTATTGTACAATTGAAAACTCTTCATACTGATTATTTAGCAAATACATTAGAATTTAGGAACAAATTGTGTGCACTTATATCAAAATTCGTTTTATGTAATGATATGTGTACTCTTGCAAAGAATTCTACAAAGGAATCTACAAAGGATATGCGGAAAGAACAATATGAATCATTAGAAAAAAATGCTGACTTAGATAATAACTTAGAATATAATGATTTAGAAGATAATGACTTAGAGGTAGAAGAAAATAACGATTTAGATGAGGATAAAATATGCGCTGACGCATTAAATACAGCATATAATTCTAAATACAAAAAAATGTGGAACAATTACACAAATCCTATCTGGATTGATTTCATTATATCATTCAATGCAAAGATGGTAGAAAAATGTAAACAAGCATTAATCAAAATAATCACAACAGATTATAATAAAATATGGGAATGGTTATTGTCATTAGGAGTAAATAGACATCAAATTGATAAAATAAAATATGCTTGTGATTTCCTTATAAGCAAGAAAAAATACTTTTTTGTCAGAAAATTAATATTCTTATCCATAGTTACTGACATAAAACCACATAATGTGTGTCAAGATAGATCTCATAGATTAGTATCCAACAAATGCCAAATACAAATAAATTATCTTTATAAAAAATTCCTACAACTAGTGGCTGACCAATAACTATTTTAATGCTCCCACCCTACCATTAATACCCACTAATACCCATTAATACCCACTAATACCCATTAATACCCATTAATACCCATTAATACTTCTTATTTTCTTTGGCTACGCTTTGACTTATTCTTTCTTTGTATTTCTTTGTGTATTTTGGATCAGACTTCGTCATGTTTTTTTTCCAAGAAACGTCAGTCATTTCTCAGTCAATTTTGTTAAACTTTCTTACTAAACTTTGCCATGTAAAAAGTTTGCCATGTCTTTTTTTCCAAAGACGATCAAAGACGGAGATGAAAATTCCGAATAATTTTGATGTTTTTTTGCCTCCTTGGTTGAAAAAAAACATGACGAAGTCTCTCAGTTGTGTGGGGATTTTTTTTTATTCAAAATTTTTCCTGATCGTAACTAAAAAAGTCATTTTAAAAAAAAGTTTCAAAAATCCCGCTCTTAAAAAAGTTCCACAAAGTTTAACAAACTTTCCTCGTCTTTTTTGGTCGTCTTTTTCTGGTCTTCTTTCTGGTCTTCTTTCTGGTCTTCTTTCTGGTCTTCTTTATGGTCTTCTTTCTGGTCTAATCAAAGAAGTTTGAATATTACTAATACTACTAATAATTAATACATTCAATATAGCCTTTACCACAAGGAAGGAGTTCTATCAATAAGGCAACACATAATGTACCATGTTGTTGGAGAATTACGTTTAATGTTGTATTTCTTCAAAAGATCAGTAAGATGTTTTTCTAGTTCAGGTGAAGCTACAGTATTTACTTTTCTCTCGATTTCAGACTCATCATGAATTGAGAATCGTAAAAACTCTTTAATCCGTCCATCCTTAACAAAATTTGATATTAATGTTAATGACTCTTGTGAGATAACAGGCATCTTTGCAAATGTGTACTTCCTATATCCTTACAAAAGATAATATCATTCTTGGAAATTTGAATCATTTTTTTGACTTTCTTTCCGGTCGTCTTTTTTTGTACGTCTTTTTTTTGGTCGTCTTTTTTGTGCGTCTTTTTTGTACGTCTTTTTTGGTCGTCTTTTTTGTGCGTCTTTTGGTCGTCTTTTTTTGTGCGTCTTTTTTTGTGCGTCTTTTTTTGTACGTCTTTTGGTCGTCTTTTTTTGTGCGTCTTTTGGTCGTCTTTTTTGTGCGTCTTTTTGTACGTCTTTTTGGTGCGTCTTTTTGGGACAAAAAATGGTACACAGTAATATTTTTGTCTTTTTCCTTTGAATTCCAAAGACAAAATTTCAGTGGAAAAATTCCCTTATGAAGGCCATGTCCAAAAATATACTTTTTAGTGGAAAAATCCCTTATGAAGGCCATGTCCAAAATTTGCTTTGAGGAAAAATCCCTTATGAAGGCCATGTCCAAAAATGGAAAAATCCCTTATGAAGCCATGTCCAAAATTTACCATCGGTGTCATTTTTTGTAGGAGCCAATTTTTGGAAAACTTTTTTTTTTATGGAAAAAAATTTATGAAGAAAAAATCCGCTCCTACAAAAAATGACACCGATGGTAAATTTTGGACATTGCCTTCATAAGGGATTTTTCCACTAAAATTACGTTTTTGGACATGGCCTTCATAAGGGATTTTTCCAAAAAAAGTATATTTTTGGACATGGCCTTCATAAGGGAATTTTTCCATTGAAATTTTGTCTTTGGATTACAAAGAAGAATTTTAAAAATTAATAATTTGTAAGACTTTTCCTCCAAAAAAATACATCACAAAAAATTATTTTTTGACATGGCCTTCATAAGGAAATTTTTCCACTTAAAATTTCTTCTTTGGAATTCAAAGAAAAAGACAAAAATATTACTTTGTACCATTTTTTGTCCCCAAAAAGACGTACAAAAAGACGACCAAAAGACGTACAAAAAAGACGACCAAAAGACGCACAAAAAGACGTACAAAAAAAGACGACCAAAAGACGTACAAAAAAGACGACCAAAAGACGCACAAAAAGACGACCAAAAGACGCACAAAAAAAGACGACCAAAAAGACCTTTTAGACATGGTCTTCATAAGGGATTTTTCCACTAAAAATCCACTCTTCAAAGTATTTTTACAAAGAATAATATTATAACTTTTTCACATAATTATAATATATCGTAATTTAAATGAATGACAGTGATAAGAGTGATAGAATTAATAAAGATGATAAGAGTGATAAAGGTAATAAAGATGATAAGAGCGATTTGACATGTGATAAGTGCTATAAAGATTTTAAAACATATAAGGGGAAAATGTATCATATACGAAATGGAGTGTGCAATAAGAATGTATCTGGTGTATCTGGAGCATTCCATTGTAACAAATGCAATATAGGATTTAAAACAAAACAGAATATGGAATATCATATATACAGTGGAGTATGTACAAAGAATGCTAATGCAAATGCGACAAGTACTAAAGGTACTACTAATAATACGAATACTACAAATACTACAAATACTACAAACAACAATAAAAAGTGTGAAACATGTAATCATGAATTTTCATCTAAAAGAGCATTACAAAGACATTTAGATAATAACGTATGCAGTAAGAAAATTACATGTAATACAATGACAATTAATAATATTCAAAACAGTAATATTAATAATAGTATTCAGAGTATTCAGAGTATTCAAAATAGTACAATTCAAAACATAGATAATAGCACAATTAATACAGTCCAAAACATAGATAATAGTACACAAATTAATTTAACATGTAATTATAATGGTCATCCTATATTACAGCATTCATATAAATCCTCTGATAAAAAAGGTAAACAAATACCTTTTTTCGATGCTATTGATGCTCAAATGTTTGGTGATCATATTGGATCTATAATAAGAGATTCTTTAACAAAGCATAATGAATCAATCGAACATACAATACAAAAGATTAATTGTAATCCTGAATATCCAATTTATAATAATATACATACGACACAAAGTCTGTTGAGAAACAATTTATGTGAGATATTTAATGGAGAAACATATAAGACGATACCTAAAAATAGAGGCATTGATACATTAATCACATCGCATATTAATTTAATTGATAAGTATATTGAGGATAATCCTGATTTATTTGATTCAGAAAAAGGACGTCGAGATGTAGAACAATATCGTGCTTATGTCAGAAGTATTACTAATTTAACTTTTCGAGGATCAAAATCATCAAGTAAAAGAGATTTAAAAGATGCTGTCGTTGGTATGTTATTAGATATAAGTAAATCAATAAATACACCACAATGGCTTGAAGATTTACAAAAACAATATTTAATATATTATCAAAAAGAACAATTACGATCAGAAATGTTAAAAGATCAAACACAAATAGTTAAAATGTTTGGAATAAATAATTCAACATTTATCATAGAAGTTTTACACAAAGGAGTTAATAAGTTATGTGAGAATGAAATAACACAACCATTAGCAAGATATGCATTAGAATGCATTAACAGTGGTACAAAAGTTGAATGGGATAGAGTATTTGAGAAGTGATTAAGTAATTAAGTGATTAGTGTTCTAATTCTGCTAGGACTGGTGTTTTAGGTTCTACTGCACCTAAATATTGTTTTATGCTTTCTGTTAAGTATAACGATGACATGCTTATTACAGGGCCTATTAAAATAATTGTAGCTGTTTTAATGTTACCTTCTGGCAAAAAGAAGTATACGCTTTTTAATGAAAGTACTACTGACATCATTAATAAAAATACATATGCAAACATTTCACCTATTTCGAGAAGTTTATAATCTTTATGACCTTTTCTTTGCCTATACATTTCAACAATGTGATCTATTAGAAGAACAAATAGAGGAATTATTGATAACATTAATGTTCCAATTAATATCTGAAAAAGGAATAACATTTCTTATATATAATAATATTATTATATAACTAAATCTTCTATAGTATCAAACACTTCTGTACCACCAGAAACAAATTGACCTATTAATATTTTTGATATTAGTGCTGTAACGGTCACGAGAACGACTCCCCAAATAGTATCAATTAATGCAGTTTTTATATTATATTGATTTATTGTGAAAAGAGTAGTTGTATTATATATTCCATATATTAATAAACCAAGAAGAGCACTATTAATAAGTGTATCGTATAATGATAATTCTGTACGAATGATAAAGTAGTATATGCCAACAGCCATTAAGCAATAACACAACAATGCCGATACAAATTTTCTTAATTTTGATTCTCCTTGGCTATCTTGGCTATCTTGGCTAAGGCCATTTAAACTATTTAAACTATTTAAACCATTTATGTCATTAAATGTATTAGTGTACATATCAGCATTGAAATATAATATCATTGGTAAATCTAATAATAATAATATTGCTAAAATTATTGATAGTCCTTTCAAATGATCTTTAACATTCATTATGAAGTACTATAGTATATTATTATATTATAGTATATAGAAAATACATATTTATGTCTACATTAGATGATCGTCTATTAAGAGCATGTAATGGAATGTCTGCGAGTAATGGAGGAATGAATTTGCCTGAATTTAGGCAGACATTAAAAAGTTTATCTCCAAAAGACAGTCAACAAATAGATTCGACATTTCCGCGTGTAGCACTTGAAGAGCTTGCAAAGAAAATACTTCAAGGACTTCAAGGATCTCAAGCATCTCAAGGACTTCAAGCATCTCAAGGACTTCAAGCATCTCAAAGAAGTGCATCGATAGTACAGCCAATAGCAAGGCCAGTAATAGCACAACAAGTACAGCCAGTACGGGCAATAACACAATCAGTAATACAGTCAATAATAGCACAGCCAGTACAGCCCTCTAAAACTATTAAATATGAGCCTGTCAAAGTTAAAGAAGGAAGATTGTCAGCGCGTTTTTATTATGATAATTACGGAAAAGAAAAAACAATTGGTGACAGATGCAATATTCGCAAAGATGGTACATATAAATGTTTACTTATGACTTCAGGAGATTCTCCTAGATGGGAGTCACAAACTAAAAATTTCGAAAAACAACGTCCATGTGAAAATTTTTCTTCAAGATGTAAAGATCCTGAGTATTCTTAATCCTTAACTGTTAAAAAGAGTGACAGATAATATGCCTAACAATGTTTGAGATTTTTCATGATTGATTTTCCATATATTATGATAATCGCCAAGAACTATTAAACATTCTGCTGGATCATAAATTTTTGCTTTGCTCAATTGATCAGCATTTGTAGTAAGTAATTCTTGTGCTATATCATTAAAAAGTCTTTTGAATGTATCATAATAGATTATGTTATCCGGAGAGGTTAATTGTACATAATTAACTCTTTCAAGAAGAGAAATTAAATAATCTCTTTGCGAAGATTCGTTAACAGTAATTTCACCTTTTTCAATATTAGCGTCAGTGTTTAATATACAATATGCAAATAATGCAATTGCATGTTGTCTTTCTATCTTATTTTCAATCTTTGAATTTAGCGATTGTTTAAAATTCTTTTCCACTTGGTTATTATTCTTTTTGTTATTCCTGTTGCGGTCTTTAAAGTCTTTAAATTCATCATAAATAGCACTAATGTCGATATTATCAATAGACATTTTTATTGGCAAAATAGTCCATAT